ATCAAAAAACTATTATAGTTTGTTAGTTGATACAAGCAATAATTTTTCAAAATCTGATTGTTACGATATTGAAACAAAAAACAGAATTGAACTAAAATGCAGAGCTGCGCATTATGACAAACTAATAATTGAAAAACCTAAATACGAATATCTAATAAAAGAATCAAAAAAGTATGGCGATGTTCCAATTTACATAAATAGCACACCTAAAGGAATTTTTTTATTTGAGTTGAAGGATCTAAAATTAAAATGGTTTGAAAAACCTCTGCCAAAAACAACAGACTTTGAAAACAACAATTTAACAAACAAAGAAGTAGCGACAATAAATATTAACAAATCAAAACAATTAAAGTGATGGAAGAAACATTAAAAGAAATAGAGAGATATTTAGAGGTAACTTATCCTGATGATTGGTTTTTACCTGGCAAATTAGATATTTTAAGACTTAAATTTTTATCAGAATTAAAGCAACAAAAGATTGATGATTTAAAAAAACAAATATTAGATTTAAATAAATTATAAAATGAAAATAACAAACGAAGATAATATGAAGCTAATGGCAAGGTATGAAGATAACTACTTTGACTTGGCTATTGTTGATCCGCCTTATGGGATTGATGTTACTAAAATGGAGATGGGGGGGAGAAAAAGAAATAAAAAAGATAAAAAGAAAAATTGGGATAATGCAGTACCTACAATGCAGTATTTTAATGAATTGTTTAGAGTATCAAAAAATCAGATAATATGGGGAGGTAATTATTTTAAATTACCTTGTAGTCAATATTTTTGCATTTGGGATAAAGGAGAGACAATGTACGGACGAGATTTTGCAGAGGCTGAGTTTGCTTGGGTACGAAAAGGAGGAACAAGAATATACAAAAAAAATCCAAATCAATTAAATAGAATACATCCTACTCAAAAACATATTTCTCTTTATGAGTTTTGTTTAATGAACTACGCAAAAGAGGGAGACAAGATACTCGACACACATTTAGGAAGTGGAAGTATTGCTATTGCGTGTCACAATTTAGGTTATGACTTAACCGCTTGTGAATTAGACAAAGAGTATTACGATGCAGCAATGAAAAGAATAAACGAACACAAACAACAAATAAGAATGTTTTAATATTTAAAATATTTTTTCTAATTTAGCGAAAACAAACAAAACTTAATGAAAACATTTAAAGACTTTAATATTGATGTCGGCAATAAAACGACTGGCAAAATTAAAACACAATGCCCAAAGTGTAGCCATACAAGAAAAAACAAACGTGATAAATGTTTGTCAGTAGACTTAGACAAAGGTTTATGGAATTGTCACAACTGCGGTTGGGGTGGTACTACAAAATTTGAAAAAAAGCAAGAATATATTGTTCCTCAAAAAATCAAACTAAATATTTCTGAGCCAGTTATTGAATGGTTTAAAGGTAGAGGCATCACAGAGCCAACTTTAAAACATTGGAAGGTTGGGCAATCAATGGAATATTTTCCGCAAGTAAACGCAAAGCGTAGGGCCGTAAACTTTAACTACTACCGAGAGAATGAACTTGTAAACGTAAAATATAGAGATTCGCAAAAGAATTTTAAAATGGTTTCAGGCGCCGAACTTATATTTTATGGCCTTGACAATATTAAAGAAATGGACAAAATTTATATTGTTGAGGGAGAAATGGATGCTTTAACTTTACACGAGGCGGGTATTTATTCTGTTTGTTCTGTTCCAAATGGAGCATCTAAAGGAAGCCAAAGACTAGAATATTTGGACAACTGTTGGCAATACTTTAAAGATAAAAAAGAAATAATACTTTGCACAGATAACGACAATCCGGGAATTGAACTCAGAAAAGAACTTGCAAGAAGGTTTGGAGCATATCGTTGCAAATACGTTGATTTTGGCGATTATAACGACGCTAACGAGATTTTAATATCTAAGGGAGCAGAAACATTAAGGAATGTTATAAAAGGCGCTAAGAACTTTCCTTTAGAGGGCGTTTTAAATGTTGATGATATTTGGCAATCGGTTTTAAATTATAATGAGGCGGGAGTTAAAAACTATTCAATAGGTTTGCCCAACTCTGATACATATTTTAAAATGTCTTTAGGAGAGTGGTCAGTTGTTACGGGAATACCAAATTCAGGAAAGTCTGATGTTATGGATCAAATATTTTGCAACTTAGCAACTACCTACGATATGAGATGCGCAATTTTTGCTCCTGAATCATTCCCATACGAAGGACACATAAAAAGAATAGCAAACAAATTAAACGAAACAAATTGCGATAGTAACCAATTAAACAACACAAAAGATTTTATTGAAGACCATTTTTATTGGGTTAAAATAGATTTAGAAAATTTAACTTTAAAAGCAATATTAAACCATTTTAAAGAATTGGTATTTCAAAAAGGAATTAATGTTTGCGTGATTGACCCTTGGAATATGCTCGACCATTCGGCACAAAGAGACCATTCCTATATCGGAAAAGTATTATCAGAAATTACACAATTTTGTCAGCAAACAAATACACATTTGTTTTTAGTTGCGCACCCTAGAAAAATAGAAAGCGAAAACGGAAACTACAAAAAACCAACCTTGTATGATATAAGTGGCTCTGCTGACTTTTTTAATAAGGCCTACAACGGATTAATAGTTTATAGATGTATTGGACAACGTACTAAATTTGATTCGGATATTGTGAAAATGTATGTTGAAAAAGTAAAACGAAAAGAAAACGGACAACTAGGCGATTTTGACATTGCGCCTGATTTTAAAAACGGCGGTGTTTATAGGGATGTAGATTTAAATACAAAAAAGTTTGAAGTTATAACCGATGATAATGTACCATTTTAAAAATAAAACAAATGAAAAAAATTAAAGTTTTAGAATTATTTGCTGGTAGTAGAAGTATTGGAAATGCAGCAGAATCTTTAGGATATGAGGTTTTTAGTAGTGATATAAACAATTTTAAAGGAATTGATTACGTTGTTGATATATTAAATTTTGATACTAACAAAGTTCCATTTAAACCTGATATAATTTGGGCAAGTCCGCCTTGTACCTATTTTTCAGTTGCAAGTATTGGTAAGCATTGGAACGAAGATCATACTCCTAAATCAAAAAATGCTTTAATTGGAGTTTCTTATGTAAATAAAACTTTAGAAATTATTAAAACATTAAAACCAAATAAATGGTATTTAGAAAATCCTAGAGGTAAATTAAGAAAATTACAAGTTGTAAAAGGATTGCCAAGAACAACTGTTTGGTATTGCACCTATGGAGATAAAAGAGCAAAACCTACTGATATTTGGAGTAATAATATATTTTCATTGTTTAATGTAAATGGATGGAGACCGAGGCCTGAATGCTTTAACGGAAACCAAAATTGTCATCACGAGTTTGCACCTAGAGGAAGTCAAACTGGTACACAAGGTTTAAAGGGTAATTATGATAGAAGTAAAATCCCAAATGAACTTTGTTTTGAAATATTAAAAAGTTAATATGCCTAAAAATAAAAAAATAAACATTCCGCAAACAGACCAACATAGAAAGGCAATGCAATGGTGCATAAATAACAATATTACTGTTGGCGTTTTACCCACAAAAAAAGGTTTAAAAGTTGAAATTAATGAAAATGGCGACAAAAAAGTATCGCCAAAAATATACACACAAGAGGAAGCACAAAAAAAAGTTATAGAATTATATTTGTATATTTACAAAAAATACTGGCAAGTATGAACATAAACTTCAACACAACTATTTTTGCTTTATTCGGCATTTGCTTTGGCGCTAATTATTGGAATTCTAATATGGATGACGATTTTGGCGAAACAGATTTAAGCGGAGAAACAGAACATTGTCTGCAATTCTTTATTGCGGTGGTTGGAATTTCTTTTGTTTGGTTTACACAAGATAAATAATTACTCTTTTGAAAAAAAAAGTAAACATTGCATCTGTTAAAGAAAATCTAGACAATCCAAGATTTATAAAAGATTCTAAATTTAAAAAATTAGTCAAGTCAATTAAGGCGTTTCCTGAGATGTTAGAGAAAAGGCCAATAGTAGTTGATGAGAATATGATTGTTCTTGGCGGAAATATGCGTTTAAAGGCTTGTAAGTCTGCCGGATTGTTTGAGGTTTGGATTGATATTACACAAGGTTGGACAGAAGAACAAAAGCAAGAATTTATTGTTAAAGACAATGTAGGCTTTGGAGAATGGGATTGGGATATATTAGCGAATGAGTGGGATGTACAAAAATTAGTTGAATGGGGAGTTGATCTACCCGTTTATGATGTTCCTATTGATGACGACCAAGAAGACAAAAACGATACAGACAAAGAAGTTTGCGAGTTGTGTGGGAAATAAATTTGCACAATTAAAAGAAAAATTATAATTTAGCATAGAATTAAGAACGACCAAGTTTAAAATTCTTTTTCATAAAATTTAAGTTTGTACCTCCTAGAAATGGGAGGTTTTTTTATGTATTTATATTTTTTTAACTTTGCGATATGGCAACAAAAACCGACATATTAAAAAGGAATCTTTTAGAAGCGTTAGAAAAATCGCTAGGAGTAGTTACAACGGCGTGTAAAATAGTTGATTGTAATAGAAGTACATTCTATAAGTATTACAACAATGACCAAGACTTTAAATCTTCTGTTGATGAACTACAAAACTTAACTTTAGATTTTGCTGAATCACAATTGCATCAACAAATAAAAGACGGAAACACAACTGCAACAATATTCTATTTAAAAACCAAAGGCAAAAAGCGTGGTTATGTAGAACGTAAAGAGGTAGAGATGACCGCAGAGGTTAGTACAAGCAAATTATCAAACGAAGCAAGAAAAAAGATTGACGACATTCTAAACGATGAATATTAACGAAATAATTAAACAAAAATGTGAAGATTCGCTTTTGTTTTTTACTCGTTATATTTTCAAAGAGAATACCGGAAATAAATTCGAGGCAGCAGAGTTTCATAAAACATTAGCCAACACATTACACAAAGTTCATAAAGGCGAAATAAAGCGCCTTATAATTAATATTCCTCCACGATACGGAAAAACTGAAATAGCAGTTAAAATGTTTATTGCCTGGACACTTGCTAAAAATCCTATGGCAAAGTTTATTCATTTATCTTATTCCGATTCGTTGGCGCTAGATAATAGTTCAATGACAAAAGAATATATTAATTCAGACGCCTACCAAAGAATTTGGAATCTACAACTTAAAAAGGATTCACAATCACAAAAGAAATGGTACACAACCGAGGGCGGTGGAGTTTATGCAACATCCTCCGGAGGTGCAATTACTGGTTTTGGTGCCGGTACTGGTGGAGCAATTATAATTGATGATCCATTAAAACCTGATGACGCATTGTCTGACGTTAGGCGGTCGTTTATAAACAATCGATACAATACAACTATTCGTTCAAGGGTTAATGATAGGGATGTTCCAATTATTGTTATTATGCAAAGGTTGCACGAGGAGGATTTGAGCGGTTATTTATTAGATGGCGGAAGTGGGGAGCAATGGCATCATTTAAAGTTGGCTGCATTGGATGACGATAATAATGCGTTATGGCCTGAGAAACATTCTTTTGAGGAACTTGAATCAATACGCCAAGCGGACAGATATACTTTTAGTGGTCAGTATTTACAAATCCCTTCGCCTCCTGAGGGTGGAGAATGGAGAAAAGATTGGTTTAATATTATACACAGATCCGAGTTACCTAGCGATATATCTTTTGAAATGTACATTGATGGCGCTTATACTAAAGACACAAGAAACGACCCAACGGGAATACAAATAAGCGGTAAAAGTGGCGACAATCTTTACATATTTAAAAGCATTGATAAGTACTTGGAAATGCCTGAACTAAAAAACTTTGTTACTTCTTTTGTGCAATCTTGTGGCGTTCCAATATCACAAATATTAGTCGAGCCTAAAGCATCCGGAAAATCTCTTGTGCAGCTTTTAAGGCGTGAAACTAGATACAATGTATCAGAAATAAAAACAAACTTTGTTAGATACTCTAAAATCGAACGAGCGAGAGCATCCTCGCCATTTATTGAAGGCGGTAGAGTTTTTATTGTAAAAGATAATTGGAATGATGCGTTTTTACAACAAGTAAGCACGTTTCCAAACGCTAAACACGATGAACACATTGACGTAACTTCCTACGCTATTGAAAGGAATTTAATTAACAACTTTTTTGTAGTTTAAAAACAATTTTAAATTTTGTATTTTTACGAAAATTTTATATTACTTTAAAATATGGCCTCATTCCTTGACCGATTCAATTTTTCAAAAAAAAATCAAAACACAAACGAGCAATATAACAGAGCCATTTATAACTGGCTAGGTAATTCTGTTCTTTGGAATACTGAGAACGATGATTCTTATATTACGCAAGGGTATCAGAAAAACGCAACAATATATTCTTTGATTAATTTAATCACAAAGGCGGCAACAACAATTCCGTTTCAAGTTTATGAAAAGACAAACGAAAACGATTATAAAAGATATAAGGCTTTAACTTCAGGAATGATGGATGCAGCGTCTATTCAAAAGGCGTCATTATTGCAAAAAAACGCATTGGTTGAATTACAAGATACTGAATTACATAAAATATTAGAGCGACCAAATCCGGCACAATCTTACAACGCTTGGCTAACTGAATTAATTGCTTTTGGTAAATTAACCGGGAACAGATATATTTATGGAATTGGCCCTGATACGGGAGCAAATGTTGGCAAATTTACAGAGTTGTATGTTATGCCGTCGCAAGTGATGGAGATTATATCTAATGGTATAATGGAGCCAGTATCTAAATATAAATTAGAATACAACGGAACAAAATACATTGATGCGTCTGAAATATGCCACATTAAAGACTTCAATCCTTACTATGATGGTACTGGATCGCATATGTACGGACAATCGCCATTAAGAGCGGGTTTGCGTTCTTTAACAACAAACAATGAGGCGGTACAAACGGGAGTAAAATATTTACAAAACCAAACTGCAAGAGGTTTACTAACTTCTGAGATGGGCGATATTAACGAGGTACAAGCGCAACAGTTAAAAGATAAATTCAGACGTCAGCACCAAGGCTCGGACAATGCCGGAGATATTATCATAACTCCAAACAAAATGAGTTGGGTTAATTTTGGATTAAATGCCTCTGATGTTTCTTTGATAGCACAATACAACGCCTCAATAAAAGATTTATGTAACATCTACAATGTACCGGTGCAATTACTAAACAATACTGATTCATCCTCTTACAACAATATGAAAGAGGCTAAAAAAGCATTATATCAAAACGCAGTTATTCCGGAACTTATAAAAATTAAAGACGAATTAAACAGATGGTTAGCGCCTAAATATGGCGACAAACTTTGTATTGAGTTTGATTTTTCTGTAATTCCTGAGATGCAAGAGGAAACTGAAAAGGTAGTTGACCAATTATCAAAGGCCTGGTGGATTACGCCAAACGAAAAGCGTTCTGCAATGAACTACGGAAAAGATGAGGAAAATACTCAATTAGACGATTATTTTATTCCGGCTAATTTAATTCCAACAAATCCAAGCGATATTGATTTACCCATTGAGCCAATAGATGTAGACGTAAACAAGTTTTTAAGTCAAAAAAAAAACGAAATAATTAAGGCTGAAACCTATAATAATTATCCTCAATCTGCAACCAACAACGCAAAAAGGATGATTGAATGGCGTGAAAAATATGGGCGTGATGTTGTTACTGCGGGAACAGAAGTCGGTTGGCGTAGAGCATCGCAACTCGCAAACAGAGATAATATTTCTTTAGATGTTGTTAAAAGAATGGCACAATTTAATCGCCACAGAGAAAACGCAAAGATAGATCCTAAATATAAGGGAGAGCCTTGGAAGGACAACGGCTATGTAGCTTGGAACTTATGGGGTGGAACTGCTGGGGTTGATTGGGCAATAAGAGAAGTAAACAAATTAAAAGACGACTAATTGAGGTTAGACAAAGACAAATGGCAAAAGGCTTTTGAAAAGGAATTGGACAAAGCCGAAAAAAGGCAATCCTCTAAAGTAAGGCGATACTATAAAAACCAATACTATAAAGGAGCAGAATCTTTTTTGTCTAGTGGTCAAACATCTTTTCAACTTTTATTTAGTACAAACGAATTACTTAAAATTTATCGTGATTTATATTCTGATATTGGTTTACAATTTGCCAAATGGTATGCAAGAAATTTTGATAAATACATAAAAAAGGGAGTTAATCCAAATCAATATGTTAGTGAATGGCAAAATTCTTTTGCGTCTTATGGCTCTGCCGTAGGTGCTGAAAGGGTTACTTTAGTAAGTGGAACGGCAAAAGCAACACTTCAAAAAGTTACGCAAAATTTAATGACTGATATTGATTTTCAGAATTTAGGTATTGCAGAAAAGACTAGGATTTTAAGAAGCCAATTCAATAGGTATTCGGCGTTTCAAGCGGAGCGATTAGTTAGAACAGAGGCAACAAGTGCTGCTAATTTTGCAACTTTAAAATCTGCAAACACAATATTCCCGGCGGCCGATATGATGAAAGAGTGGATTGCGTCTTTTGATGACAGAACTAGGTCAACACACGCCGAAGCCGGTGCAAGTGAGCCAGTTCCTCAAAATGAGCCTTTTATGGTTGGAGGTGCTTTAATGATGTACCCGGGAGACCCAAGCGGCCCGGCTAGTGAGGTAATTAATTGCCGTTGTTCAATAGCGCCATTTCCTAAAGAAACTGCACAAGCGACTGGAGAGATTTCTGACATTAACTTTGGTTTAGGTGGCGGAACTAGGACGGGTTATGGTTTAGGAGATTTTGTTGCAGATGTTGGAGCGACTGTTGTTTCAGGTGTTAGTTCAAGTCAAAATATTTTTATTCCGGCTAAGTCTTTAAAAGAGGCAGAGGAAAGAATGTTAAAAATTGGAGGTGTTAAAAATGTTAATTTAAAAGGATTAAAAAAAGCACAATACAATGAAATATTAAAGATATATGAAAAGGAAAATAAATTTTCAAAATTAAGTTTAAATTCAATCACTACTTATAGAAATGCACGTACAAATGCAATGGCGGTTTATTCTCCTTCTCAAAATAGAATTTCTTTAAATTTATCTAATTTTAAAAAGCATACAAAACATAATTTTAAATCTTATGAAAATCAAATTAAAGAATTAGAAGATTTAATAAATGAATATAAAATTAAGTACTTAGGAAATACAAGCTATAAACAAAGTCAAGTAATTTCGAGAATAAACTCTTTTAAAAGAGAGATTGATAGAATAAAATTTAAAATAAAAGACGGCGAAAAGGCACGAATTTGGTCTATTTCAAGCGGTTTTGAGGATCAAGTTGAGTCTCTAGGCGTTACATTTATCCACGAAATAGGGCATTTCAGGCATTTTAAACAATTAAGTGAAACAAGAGGCGTTGGTTTTAAACAAATAAAAAGTGTTTCAGAATACGGACGTACAAACTATAAGGAATACCTAGCTGAATGGTATGCACATTTTAGGGTTTATGGGCCAGAAGGTGTGCCTGAATTATTAATTAAATTATTTAATACTTTATAAAATGACAAACAACATTTGTATAAATTGCAAAAATTATTTTGGAGACCTTAAGTGTTTAGCTTTTGACAAAATACCAAATGAAATTCTTTTAGGCGAAAACAATCACAATAAGCCTTTAAAAAACCAAGATAACGATATTGTTTTTGAAGCCGGAATACCGGGTGAATTTTCTGAATTAACAAAAATTTAAAAATCGTATATTTACAAAAATTTTTCTATATGAATACAATTCTTTATAAAGCAGCTCCGGTTGGAGAGTTAATCGATGCGGATGAAAAAGCCGGAATCATAAAAGGGTACGGATCATTCTTTGGAAACAAAGATTCTGATTCTGATATAATTATGAAAGGCGCTTACAAAAAGACAATCGCCGAGAATGGCTCTAGGGTTAAATATTTATATCAACACGATATGAATCAACCAATCGGTAAAATGACCGAACTTTACGAAGATGACAAAGGTTTAGTTTTTGTTGCAGAGATTGCTAAAACGCAATTAGGAAAAGATGTTGTTGAATTAATGAAAAGCGGAGTAATAACCGAAAATAGTGTAGGTATATTACCAATTCAAAAGCAAGACAAGGGAGATTATAGAGAAATCAACGAGGTTAAACTATATGAAATTAGCGCCGTTACATTGGCAGCTAATGACCAAGCTAAAATATTAGATGTAAAAGGAAACGTAGATTTAGAAAAAGTTTCTAAACGATACGATAGCCTTTCCAAACTATTGCGCAAAGGCGACATTTCAGACGAAATGGGTTACGCTATTGAAGCAGAAGTATTAAAATTAAAATCATTATTTATTGAGTTCACGAAGCCGACAGAGATTATCACTTCGCCGAATGTTGAAGTAAAAAGCAATGATTCCGAAGTGTATAATTATTTATTAAATTCATTAAATTCGTAAAAAATGAACGAAGAACTAAAAGGTCAAATAGACGGAATAAGCAAGTCTATTGACGCAAAGATTGAAAAATCTAATTCAGACGTTGTAAACAACGTTGTTGAAAAAGCTAACGAGATTGTAAAATCAGAAATTAGTGGAATGGCTACTAAATTAAACGAGCGTTTAGACGCTATGGAAGTAGCAAACAAAAAACAATTCAATAGCCAAAAGAAAGTAACTTTTAAAAGTGCTTTACAAGAGGCGTTGGATAATGGAGCGGTAGAAGGAATTGCAAAAGGTAATTCAAGAAGCGCATCATTTGAATTAAAAGCAGATATGACTGTTGCTGCTGATTTTACCGGAGAGGTAATTCCGGCGGACAGAGTACCAGGTTATAAATTTGACCCAACAAGACCAGTTCACGTAAGACAATTACTAGCTACTGGATCAACTCAATCTGATGTTGTAAGATATGTAAAAGAATCAGGATATTCTAATGGTGCTGCTGCAACTGCTGAAGGTACTACTTTAACACAATCTGATTTTGATATGACTGCGGCTGATGCTAACGTAAGAAAAATCGGAACTTACTTCCGTATTTCTGAGGAAATGTTAGCTGATACGCCTCAATTAACATCATACCTTTCTGCAAGAGCGCCTGAGAAACTTTTAGAAGTAGAAGATGCTCAAATATTAAGCGGAGACGGAACTGGTGCTAATTTAAGCGGAATCATTACTGACGCAGCTGACTTTGATGTTTCTGCAAGTGGTGCTTTTTATCAGTCTGTTGAATCTGCAAATGAGTTTGACGTTATCGTTGCTGCATTAAATCAATTATCATTATTGAATTATAGCGCTGACTGTATTATGTTAAATCCTACTGACTTTAACAAAATCTTATTGTTAAAAGATTCAACTAACAAATATTTGAAAGACCAAGTTTATAACGGATTACAACCTTCTTTTTCAGGAGTAAAAGTAATTCAAAACACTGCAATCGCTGCGGGAAGTTTCTTAATTGGAAACTTTGGTATCGGTACTCAGTTATGGGTTAGACAAGGTGTAAACGTTGAATTCTTTAGAGAAGATGGTACTAACGTAAGAGATGGTTTTGTAACTGTTAGAGTAAGCGAAAGAGTTGCTTTAACAAACTACTTACCAAATGCGTTTGTAAATGGATCTTTTGCAACTGCAATCGCAGCATTAGAGACTCCATAATAACTAAAATAATTTATTTTGAAAGGCCTAGATTAATTTCTAGGTCTTTTTTTATGCCCTTAATTTTCAAGGTGTTACAAATAAAATGAAAAAAAACTTTAAATAAAACTGAAAATATTTTTTTAATTCCAAAAAAGGTTTTATCTTTGGAGTGTGGGAAACAAACTACCACGTTAAGACAAACAATTATGAAAACTATTGCAAAATTTAAGACATCAAAAGGGAATGAAATTCAAATTTACACAACCTCATTAATCGGAGAAAATGGTTGCGTTGTATTTGATAAATCTTGTTTAATCGAAAGAACTTATTTAGTTGGTCAAAATGCTTATTTAAACTGGGAACAATTTGAGAACGGTTATCAGAAAGTAAAAAGCATTAAACAAGTTGTTAATGCTTGGAAAAACGAAGAAATACATTTTTAATAATAAATAACAAATCGGGAGGCGTAAAAACCTCCCTTTTAAAAACAAAACAAAATGAAAAAACTACAAACATTAGTATTGATTTTAGCGCCTAGCTATTTCATCGTCAGATTATTAACGGGTTTAATATTTAACGTATAATGAGCAAACCAAAACACTACGACAATGGCGCCAACTATGACGTCATAGATATTGCAAACGATTACAATTTATCCTTTGCTAGAGGAAACGCCGTTAAATACATTGTAAGGGCGGGAGTAAAAAAACAAGACACAGAGATTGAGGATTTAGAAAAGGCGATTACTTGTTTAGAAAGAGAAATTAATTACCTAGAAAAAAAGAAGTTATGTGTATAGTTGACCACGAATTAAACGAGCATTTAGATTCTTTAGAGCAAAAGAGCGAATGTATGGAGTGCGGAGTTGATGTTTCTTTAGGTAAACATTATTGTTGTTTTAGTTGCTTAAACGCATCCAATAGGTAACTCCTTAACGCTTTCAAATGATTACCAACCTACGTTAAAACGTGGGTTTTTTTTATTTTGTTATCTTTACAAATATGGATAGCAGTCAAATTGGATGTTTAGCTGAATATAAGTTTGCAACTACCGCAATGGAAAACGGTTTTTATGTTTCTTTTCCTTTATTACACACTTCAAGATATGACTGCATCATTGAAACGTCTAAAGGGTTGTTTAAAGTACAAATCAAGTCAGTTAATAATCACAAAAATAGAACAAGAGTTTTTTTAAGAGATACAAAGAAAAAATCATACAGTAAAAAAGACGTAGATTTTTTTGCTATTTATTACAGAGACAAAGACGGATTCTTTATTTTAAAAAATGACGGCAAACGAAAATCATTTGAATTAACATCGCCTAAATATTTAAAATATTTTAATAACTTTGCAGAACTTTAAATGTTTTCAATTTTGTTTTCCAACGAAAAGGCGTCGCAAACTAATGTGGCGCTTTTTTTTTATCTTTACAAAAATATTCATAATATGAAACTAAAAATAAAACAATCCATTTTAAAAGGAGACAAGCGTTACAATGAGGGCGATGTTATAGATTTAGACGCAAATACTGCTAAGAACTGGATTAAAAAAGGTTTAGGATCTAAGATATCTAAAAAGAAAGAGAAACAAACCTTTGAAACTAAAGAACTAAAGGTTGAATATAAAGAAATCAAATCAGATGAGACAAATTAAAATCAACGCAACAACCGGTAATGAAATATTAACGGCTCAAAATGTTAAAGACTACGCTCGTATTGATACAAGCGCAGATGATAATTTAATTACCGCAATGATTTCTCAGGCTCGAATATGGTGCGAAAATTATATTTCAAGAGATATTGTTCCAAAAAATAGAACGTATTACTTAGATACAACCAATGGTTTGTTTGATTTACCTTTTGGCCCGATTGCTAGTATATCAGAGGTAACTATTGACGGAACGGCTACAACTGATTATGAAATACTTGGCTTAGATAATGAAACGATTGAACTAGATGGAGGCTCTGCCGAAAGAGTTAAAATTACCTATGTAACATTAGGAATAAATGATTCTTTAGTAAAACAAGCGATGTTGCAACTTATATCAACGTATTACGATAATAGGGCGGATTTTATTACTGAGCAAGATAATGTTTCAGAAATACCAACATCAACAAGACAAATTTTAACGTCTTATAAAACTATGTTTATTTAATGGACGCCGGAAAACTAGATTCTAAAATAACAATAAAGCGATTAGTTAAGTCGCCTGATGAATTTGGCGGGTTTAATTCTACTTTGTCAGAGGTTGCAACTGTATGGTGCAATTTAAAGCAAATTAGCGGAGATATAAGCAACAAACTAGGTAAAAGAACGCAAGACGTTCAGATTGAAATAATGATGCGTAAAAATACCGCAGATTTAATTCAGTTAGGAGATATATTTACATTAGAGGGCGGTACAAAGAATTATCGTATAAATGAAAAGTATGAGTTTGATTTAGATTTTTATACTAAATTATTAGCAACAAAATCTCAATAAAATGAATATTAAAATCGACCAATCTGACTTGGATCAACTTAAAAAAAAGTTAGACAATTTGCGTTCCTTTGATAAAAATACGTTATCAAGAGAATTAGGCTCGGCCGGTATGGATATAGCTAGGATTGCAAAAAGAGCTGCACCAGTTGATAAGGGTACACTAAGGCAATCAATAAGGTCAGAAAAGAAAGGCAAAACTGTGGAGGTTATAGCCGGAGCAAAATATGCGCCTTACCTAGAATTTGGAACGGGTGCTTTTGTAACTTTTGATGATATGCTAAAACTTGGAATACCAAAGAGTTATGCCGAACAATTTAAAGGCGCTAAGCCAGGTTATATGAAACCTCAGCCGTTTTTCTTTGGCTCTGCTAGAATAGGATTAAAAAAATTATTAACTCGTTTAAATGGCGAAATTAAAAAAGCAATAAAATAAGATGTTAGAGGCGATTCACTATGTAAGGAAAGGAATTATTGCAAAATTAAACGGCAATGTTTTAATTAACAATGTCGCCGTACCGATTTACAATCGTATTCCAACGGATGCAACCTATCCATTAATTAGAGTTTATTCAGTTTCAACAGACGAAACAGACCAAAACCAACAATCATTCATAACCGAAACAATAACACGAATAGAATGTATTTCAAAATTCTACTCGGATGATGGCGGACAATTAGACACTAATTTAATGGTTTCACAATGCCTTGAAAATGTTAGAACTAGGTCTGCAAATTATATTAATTTAGCGCCTAACGGATTTAATGTTTATACAAGTGTAAACAATGGCGTTACCTATTTAGAAGATGATCTAGCAGATTCAACTTATTTTAGAGGTATAATTGAACTATCAAACAAGATTGAACAAATTAACGCAGTTGGAGGTTTACAAAGTGAATTACAAAACGAATTACAATCATAAAATATAAATAATGGCTAAAATAACTTTCTCAACAAAATTAGACAATCAAACCTCAGTACTTCCTGAAGCTAATAAGGTAACTGCTGCTAATATAAACGAAATAAAAAATTCAGTAAATGCTTTGTATGATTCGCAAGGTGGATGGGTTGATTATGAAGATTCAGCAACTACGACAACGCCAATAAATCTAACGCAAAACGTTTGGACAGATTTAACAAATGACAAGGCCGGAAGCGGAACAATAACAACATACAAACCTAGCTTTGTAACTGGCGATTTATGGAACTCAGCATCTAACTCACTAGATTTTTCTGAAGTTGGAGCCGGTAGAGTTATGATTGTTAGAAACGATTTTGATATAACTGCCGGAGCATCAAATACAAGACTTGACGCACGTTTATATTTTCCTGATACCGGAAAAAGTGTTGAATTTATGCACGATAATATCGCAAGTAATAATGATTTAGTAAGGTATTCGAGAACTACTCAATTATTTACACATACAGATATTTTAACAAGTGGTTGTAAAATTCAAGTTAAAGTTGATAAATCAGGAGCAACGGCAACTGTTGAGAATTTTTTAATTACTATTATATCTCATTTCTAAAACAAAACAATGCGACAAATAAACAAAATAATCATTCATTGTAGCGCTACGCCGGAGGGTAGAAAAACAAGCGCCGAGGAAATAAAGAGTTGGCATTTAGAAAGAGGTTTTTCTGATATTGGTTATCATTATATTGTCCATTTAGACGGCTCAATTTCCTATGGCAGAAATGTTGAGAAAATAGGCGCACATTCAAGAGGGCAAAATAAAATGTCGATAGGCGTTTGCTATATTGGAGGTTTAGACGAATGTTTAGACGCTAAAGATACTAGAACGCCACAACAAAAAGAAAGTCTTTTAATCTTGCTAAAAACACTAAAAAAATTGCATTCTAAAGCGGTTATTTATGGCCATAGGGATTTTAGTGAAAAGGCTTGTCCGAGTTTTAATGCGTTTGATGAATATAAATTTATAGAGTAATGGAAAAGAAAAAATTTAAAGACACAAAAGTTGGTCAATTTATACTTAAAAAAATACCGGGTTTTGTTGGCGATATACTTCCACAAAAAGGAGTTTTAGGAGTTGTTAAAAACTTAATTGACAACGAGCCTGAATTAACAAGTCAAGATAAAACACAATTACACAATGAACTGATTGAGTTATATGAGTTAGAAGTTGCAGACAGAGATTCGGCTAGAAAACGAGAAGTTGAAAAGGCTAAATCAGGAGGCTTTGACTTTATGTTTAATTTGACCGGTGTTATTGGATTAGGCGCATTTGCTTTTATTATTTATGCGATTGTTTATTTACAAATCCCGGAATCTAACAAAGAAGTTTGGATTCATCTTATAGGAATTTGTGAAGGAATTGTATTATCAATTTTCGGATATTTCTTTGGCTCTGCCGTTAGAAAGAATGGCTAAAATAAATAATTTAAATTTTTGTATTTTTGTGAATATAAAATTTAAATAAAAAAAATGGCGTCAGATTTATATTATTCTAGTGAATTTCAAAAATTATCATTCGGAGACAAGGGTTTAAGAGTAATTGCTGCATCAGCTACATCTTTAACTGGAGAAAACTTTTGTGCAATACAAGCGATAGAATCATCAGTAATATCTTGTGACATTGATACAATAGGAGGCGATACTTCAATAAGTTCGTTATCTATGAGTACCGGTGTTGTTATTTATGGAAACTTTGATGATGTTAGCGTTGCAAGCGGTAAGGTTATTTGTTATTTAAGGTAAAATATATGATTGGATTAGGTTTAAGTTTACAAGTCGATCAAAAAAGTATTTTTTACTCTATAATAGTTCAAAATTACGTTGCAAGAGTTATTGCTGACGGCGGAACAATTGAGGCGGTTGATTGCGTACAGTCAAAATTGTCTTTATAAAAAACAACATAATAAATAAAACTATAAAAATATGTCTTTAGCGGATCAAGCAAGTCTTTTATTCATCCCAAGTGGTTATAAATCACAAAAAGTTTATTCTATTTTTCCTACTGATGGAGATGGGGATTTTGATTTTTTACGAAGTGGCTCAGCCACAAGAATAGCAAAAAACGGATTAATAACAACAGTTGATTCAAATGTTCCTAGACTTGAATATCCTTTGATTGATGGTGTTGTAAATGGATGCCCTAGTTTAAAACTTGAGCCACAGAGAACTAATTTATTACCTTATTCAGAAGATTTTAGTAATGCTGCTTGGGGTAAATACAACACAACATTACAATCAAATCAAGTTATTTCTCCAGATGGAACATTAAATGCAGATATTTTATTTGAAACTTCAGATAATAACTTCCATTTTATTTTTGATGCTATAAGTTCGTTAGCGAATACTGAATATAATTTTAGCATTTTTGTTAAAAAATTAAATAGAAGATATGTTGGTATTCAAGGTTTTAATAGTTTAAATAAAGGTAGTATTGCTTTTTTTGATTTAGATAATGGAACTTTAGAATATGAATTTTCAGAGGGAACTGGATATAGTGTTAGTGATGCTAAAATAGAAAAATATCCAAATGGATGGTATAGGTTAAGTGCTAATTTTACTGCACCAGATACAGAAATTTATATGGGTTTATGTTTAGCAGATGAAAGATGGTCAAGTGGTACTGCTTATGATAATACTTATTCTGGAGATATTACAAAAGGTGTTTACATCTGGGGCGCACAAATAGAACAAGGTTCTTATCCAACAAGCTATATTCCAACCAACGGAAGTACAGTAACTCGTAATGCAGAAACTTGCAACGGAGCAGGAGATGCAGCTACGTTTAACGATTCAGAAGGTGTTTTGATGGCGGAGATAAGTGCTTTGGCTAATGATTTAACTTATAGAAGCATAGGGTTAAATAGTGGGAGTGCTACAAATAGATTATTATTAACTTTTAATAATGTTTCAAATAACATAAATTTTTTAATACAAGTCGGTGGAGTTACTCAAGTAAATATAAATTATGCATCTGCAAATATTACTTCAAATAACAATATTGCTTTAAAATATAAATTAAATGATTTTGCATTATGGGTTAATGGATTTGAGGTTGGTACTGATACAAGTGGTAATGTTTTTCCTATAAATACTTTAAATAATGTATCTTTTGACAATTCTAATGCAGCAGACAATTTCTACGGAAACACTAAACAAGTACAATACTACAATTCAGCATTAACAGATAGCGAACTAGAACAACTAACGTCTTGGACATCTTTTTCAGATATGGCTAACGGACAACAATATTCAATAATATAGATATGGCAAATACTTTAAATTTAGGAAACGGAAATTGGGCAACTAAAGAAGGCTATTTGCTTGGTTACAATTCAGAAAGTAACAACTACAAGCCTCTGCCCTTTACATTTACAAGAGCATCAAAGGCTACTGTTATAAATAAAGATGGTTTAATTGAAGAAGTAAGCAATGGAATACCTAGAATAGATTTTTTAGGTAATACACAAGGTGCTTTAAAACTTGAGCCGAGTAGAACAAACCTAATAACTTATTCTAGTGACTTTCCTAATCCTTATTGGACAAAGAGTGGTGCGACTATTCAAGGAGACCCAAGTACTGCGGGTAGTGAGTTAATAGTTAATGGAGATTTTGCAACAGATAGTGATTGGATTAAGCAAACAGGATGGACAATTAGTGGAGGTGTCGCTAGTTGTGATGGTACGCAAACTTCAATAGTGTATCTTTATCAAACAGGGATAGGTGTGATTGGTAAAACTTATAAATGTGAGTTTGAAGTAACCTCTTACACTAGCGGGAGCATAAAGTTATCCTCTAATGGTAATGATGGTAGTTACGTATCTTCTACAGGAATTCACACTGAATATCTTAATTTTATAGGAACTAATTGTTTTATGACTGTAACTTCAGATTTCATAGGCTCAATAGACAACGTATCTGTAAAAGAAGTACAAGGTTTTACATCGCCCGATGGAACTACTAATGCTTATAAGTTGGTTGAGGGTACGAATGATGGCGCACACGCATTTTATAATTCAGGTTTTTCATCTTTAAATGGACAAAGTTATACCTTTTCAATGTTTGTAAAATATAATGGTAGACAATGGTTTCGTTTATGGGGTC